CTCAATAAAATTTTGCCTTCTCTCAGGTGCAACCTTCTCAATTATATTAAATTCATCACCCACATTCATTGAAATAAGCAGTCCCCACACCTTATCGTTATAATCCAAACTTTGCGACATAGTTATCAATTTGCGTTTTTAAATTCTCATTCTGTTTCATCAAACTTAAATTAAGCCGTTCTAAGCGTTTATTTTTATCGAGTAGTGTAATTATATCACTTGGCTTTAAATCGTTTATTAGATACTCTCTTTTTGCCTTAGAATGAATTTTCTCAATGTAATCTTTATACGATTGAATTCTCAAAGCCATATTTTCCCAATTATTCTTTTTTGCTCCAGCTGACTTTTTCGACATCATTTCGCAAAGTGCCAAGTCGAATGATAAATCAATCATGATCTCTTCCTTAAATAAATCGTTTAGGCTATCCGTTTCTCTCTCCTCTGCTATCTTAGAACGGGAAAGGGTCTGCATCTTTTTGAACGCTCTCAGTTTCAAATTTGTCATTTTTTGCATGGTTTAGTGTTGATAATGTTTGTTGTACTGGTGTACCTTGTCCTGTTTCGTTGGCTATTGGGTTACCCTCCCCAATTTCAAATCTTGTAAAGTTCCACATCTTAAAAATCAAAGGTCTGTCTAATGGGGTAACTGAACCGCCCGTAATAGTTTCCTTTACCTTCCTTACGTGAATCTCTGTGAAGTTCTTGCGTGCCTCGAATTGAGTCATACGGTGAATGGTTATAAAGTCATCGCATCTATTCGCAAACTTTTGCCCTCCCTCCGTATCACTCTTTGATGGTGGCATTTGATGCCCTTCGTATTCGTGGTCTTTAGCGTACTTCTTACGGGCTGCCTCTGTTACTAAGTGAGCATTAACATACACGCTCTTTTTCTTCGTGTTGCAAAATACCCGAATCTCTCCGCAGGCTTCGTAATCTTCTTCGTGCTTATTGCCTCCACTACCTTTCAAACTATTCCAAGGGTCAATTAGTAAACACTTACTATCGCTCTGCGCACTTATTGCCAATAGTTCTTTGATGTTGTAAATAATATCATTGCGAATAAATTTAAAGTAATGATTCATTTCATCAAACGCTCTACGATATTCTAAATCAGTTAGCTTGTTCAATGTCTTACCGGTCATGAACTGCATTATATCGCGCTTCAATGATGCTATTGAATTCTCGGCAGAATAAATGTCAAAGGTAATTTTGTGTTTAAGTGCCAGCACAACGAAGTACCACAGAATCCAAGATGTTTTCCCAACATTATCTCCCCCGTTTATCATTACGAACTGCCCTTGTTTGTATCTCAGGTGGTCATCTGCTAAGCGGTCGCCCATTCCTAATCCTAACTTAACTCTACCTTCTCGAATGTTATCGAGCATATCTATTGCCTCGCTTGGCTCACAGAAATAATTTTTTACGCTCATATTGATTTTTTTATAATACGTTTAGCCATTCCTTCCTTCGTTCTCACCCAGCCATCGTTTAAAAGTTCCTGTATAGCTTCCTTATCATTCGGTGTTGGCTTCAAATCAAAATCTACACCCCATTCACCTTCCAATAAATCTGCATGACTATGCTCAACTTTTTTAGGTTGATGTGTTAAAAGCCATCTAAAAAAGTGTTTGCTCATTTTATCCATCGCTAAATCATTCAATTCTTTTTCGTGGTATTTTTCCGACATCAGGAAATTTAAAAAAGATTCTTTTAGGTTGTTTAAGGAAGTTGAGTAAGTTGTGATTGCCCTGTTAACTGAAAAACTATCACTGAAAACATATTTACCTAATTCAATAACTTCATCAGAAAAATCTTTCTTTAAAATAATAGATTTATCTATTATTACATTATCATTTACGTTATCGTTTACGGTTGATTTTGTTGGCTTGTGTTTAACACTTTCAACACTTGTTGACACTTGTTGATTTTGTTTCTTTTTCTCCGCGCTTATTTTACCAGCTTCGCTTCTCTTATCCTTTATTTCCTCATACTTTCGCAAATCTCTCTTTAAATGTTGCTTCATTGGCTCAAATGCAATTTGCACTATTCTATTGTCTGTTTTTGGATTTTCATCATTAACATATGCTAACAAGTGTTTAATTAGTTGACCAGCTTCAACATCTGTTAAAGCTTCAAATGTGTGTTTCCAATCTGAATAAATCAATATAGATTTTTTACCTTCTGCCATTTTCGGAATATAAAAGCTTCGTTTAGGATTGAGTGCGGAGGTGTTCGACGACCTATAACTCAATGCCTAAACTTAGCTTATTTTTAAATATCTTTTAGATTGTCGAACTTTCAACCGCAAAGACTTACACAAATATACAAAATTAATCCTTTCGCGTTTCGTTTTTATCAATCTTTTTCAGTAGTTCTTTTTCAATGTCGATTGAGAAGTGATGCGCATAATTTAAGCACGTCAATATAACATCTGCCAATTCTTCTCCTAAATTGTTTTCTTTGCCTTTACGATTAAGTAATGATTCATAAATAGCCTCTTCGAACTCTTCTTCAATTTTACGAATGAATTGTAAGTCTGTTGTGTCAGGTGTTATGTAACCACGCTTCACAATAGAAGCGTAGTTACTTTTGATTAGGTCTTGCATATTAGAATAGTGTTGATTGTGATTTTTCCAATACAGCACTCTGCACATTCTTTTTAGCTTGGTTGTAGTAGCTTTCTTTTAATTCAAAACCGATAGCTTTTCTATTCATTTTAACTGCTTGAAAAACCTCTGAACCAATACCCATAAATGGAGTAAGTACCGTATCGCCTTCGTTAGAATATAGTAAAATTAATCTCTCAATAGTATCTAATTGCAAAGGGCAAATATGCTTTTCGTCATTTTCTTCTCTGCCATTTCTATAACCTTGCAATGTATTTCCGTAATCAATATCCATCCAAACTGGAGAAGCTATTTTTTGCCATAAGTCAACTGGTATATTAGTGTTTGTTACAGGATTAGTTCTTTCTCCATCTTTTCTAAACACCATTACATAGTCAGGTATTCCAACGCGGCTCATTGTGCTATCTTTTTTTACTTGCTTATGAAGTAATCCAAGCGCCTTAGTTCTTTGCATTTCAACAACAGGGTCTTTCCAAATCGTTATACGTGAATGATAAATAAATCCAGCTTCACTAAATGCTTTTAAAAGTAAGCCGCTAAAGTCGCGAAGTCCTATAAATCCTTCCTTTCCTTTTTGTATAGGTAAGTCCATGCAATGAACAGCTACATTTCTACCGCTTTGCAAAACTCTGTAAAGTTCCTTTATTAAGAATCCAAACTGAATCAAAAATTCATTGTAATCTTTACTATTACCCATATCTTCTAAGTGGCTTGAGTATGTATAAAGTTCTGCGAATGGTGGAGAGAAAACAGATAATCCAACACTTTCACTTGGTACATCTTTAATTAACTGAATACAATCGCCTCTTTTAATATTGAAGAATTCGTTTTGTTCTTCTGTTACATCAAACGCATTTGATGTCATTTGTTCATTGTTTAAATTAGCGTTAATCGCTTTGCTCATTTCGTCTTGCATAAGTTCAAATTGTTTTTGTTTATTATCTATTGATTGTTTTACGTTTGCCATTGTATCGGTAGTAATTAAATGAATGTTTACTTCATTCTTTTGCCCGAATCTATAAGAACGTCTTATCGCTTGGTATAATCCCTCAAAGCTAAAATCTAAAGAAGCAAATATTTGATTTCGGCAGTTTTGATAGTTCATACCAAACGAAGCTATTTTAGTCTTAGTAATTAATACTCTGAATTCGTTATTTGCAAATCCTAAAAGCATCTTTTCTTTATACTCTGAACTATCTGAACCTTTAACCTCAACAGCACTTGGTATTAATTTTTTCAAGTATTCACCTTCTTCATTTTGCTTAATCCAAATGATGAAATTTTCATCGCTATTATTTACCAATGAAATAGCATCTTCCATTCTTTCAATCTTAGTTAACCTCAACTCTTGATTAAAGTTCGTAGCACTTATAATAGCATCGTTAAATAGTTGCCCGTTATCCCTTTTTGGAGTAGTTATTTTACGTTCTAAAATATTCAAAGTAGGTAAGTTATAACCTTCCATTGTAAACCCTATATCCTGTGGCTTGTTTAACATTATAGCCCATGTTCCTATAAATTGATAGAATGTTTTAATAGCATGACCTTTAAGCCTCCATTTAGCTGTTTCTCCTCCATCGTGCACAAAGTACATTGCAAGCATTTCATTTCTACCCATAACATCTAAGAACTCGCTATGGTTTCCAAGTTCCATCGGGTCATTTGGCGATGGTGTTGCGGTGCAAGCCAGCTTGTAAGGAGTATTTTTAAACTTATCAATGATATTCTTTTTTGTTTCTCCTTCAAAGTTTTTTAAAATAGAACTTTCATCTAAAACAATACCCGAAAAAATAGAGCAATCAATATTATCAAGTTGCTCATAGTTTTGAATTACTATGTTAGTGGTGTCTATTCCGAATCGTTTAGCCTCGTTTAATGTTTGCCCTTTAACAGCTAAAGGTGCAAGTATTAGCACTGGTTTATTGGTATGTTCTGCAACCTTCTCGGCAAATGTTAATTGCATTAATGTTTTACCTAAACCACAATCGGCAAATATCGCATACTTTCCAGCCTTTAAAGCCCTCTTAACTATAAACCTTTGAAAAGGAAATAGGCTTTTATTAAGTGCATCATCAGGTAATTCAAAGCCGCTCTCAACGTGCTTTTTTTGTTTCTGTTTTAAAAATTCTAAGTAATCCATGTTTATTTGTTTTTGTTTGTTTGAAAATTAATCCCTGCATGAATCTCGCACACACTTTTAACCTCCGATTGTATCCATTGCTCTTCGGCTAATGTTCTGTAATTAAACTAAGGGGAAAGAACGTCTATTTGTTTGATTTTTCAAATGTAGTATTTTCTTTTGATTGTGCAAACTTATTATTGAAGTTTAGTAAAATAATTTAATTGCTCATTAAAGTATCCCTTCTTTATTTTACACTTCTTTATATTCAAAATATTTAACTAAAATCTTATACTTCCCTGTGCGCTTTAAAAACTCAATGCACGCATCCTCAGTTAATTCATTATTAAAGTGTTTAATTTTTACATCTGAGCCGCTAATATAATTTTTCCTTTGCCAAGTTCTATTGGTTAATCGTTTTGCAACACTTTGCAGAAATTCGCCACATAAACCACTACACGTATAATGTGCTGATAGTCCATTTTTACGAGCCTCAGCAGCAAATTCAGTCGAGGAAAAAAACTCGGGCATACTGAGCAATGAATTGCGAAAAATTACTTTTCTTTCATTCGGGTGCTGTTTAATTTTAATTTGATTTTCCATTTTGCTTGTTTTTAATTGTTTAAAATTTAGTAAAGTATTCTAATTGTTCGTGAAAGTAATCGTTTGCCAGCTTTATTTTAGATAGCATCAATTCAACATCGGAAGGCACTATATCCCACGTCTTGGTGAATAGTCCGTAATCATTCGGCACTCTACTATCGAACCAGCATAAAGTACACTTAGCAGCGTTGCGAAGGTATGCATCGCTTGTTATTTGCCAATAGCGATTCGCCAAATTTTGTCTAATGCTTTCCACACTTTCAGCACAACGAATTTCAGTTAAATGATTTGCGGTGTTCAAGCATTTTACTTCCAAAGCAGAATCAATCTCACGAATCCAGCCGTCAGATGAACCTCCGTAGTTCATACCTTCGATATAGATAAACTTCGTTTCAATAATTTCAAAGTTGTGCATCTTAGAAAGCCATTGTTTAGCCAACGGTTCGTTGTCAATACCCCATTGCATTGCTTTATTTACTGGCACATCCTCAACAATTCCCGTTAAACTTTCAGCAACTTTCTGCATGATGTACGTTTTAGCGCCTTCGCTCAATACTTCCGTTTTCTTTTTTGGATCGCTCATCAGTTTATAAATTTCCGATGAAGTAAACAACCCTAAACGGGCAGCGTGCCAATCAGGGCTACGCTGTTCCGCTTCTACTATTATTCTGCTGTGTTCCATTTTGTTGTTGGTTTAGATTGAATTGCTGTAATATCATATACTTCCTCTTGAGTCATTATACCCATTGATACTTCGGGCGCGAATTGACGCGTGAAGAATGCAGCTGCCCGGTAGCGCATCATTAATTGTGGCATTGTTTTCCATTTGCTACCAGCTTTATCAATCCATTTCTCAGCGTGTGCCATTTCCATAGTAACCCATACACCTTCTACTTTGTCGCCTGTTGCCAAGTCAATCGCTACACCTCTACATCTACCACCGTTCTTATCGTCTTCTTCAAATCTAAGCGGTGAAAATTTACGGCTTGCGTTTAATGTAGCAATAAGAAACTGAGAACTCCACGAAGGTTTGCCATGCACGATGTACAAGTTCTGCATTACCATTAACTCACTCGCGCCTATTCTCTTTGCTACATCGATAGCGATAAGGCAGTTGCTAATGTTATTCTTATATTGCACTGGTACAAGGTCGCTAACACTTAAAGCCTTTGCTACTCTCATAGCGTGCTCAAAGCCTTCTTTGTTGCCGAAGGTGCTAAGTTCACCGCCTTGTTGAGGTGCTGGATGCAATGTTATATTGCTTTCTGTTTGCTCACCTACTTGGTGCGCCTCGCCTTCATTCACCAATTCAATGATCGGCTCAATGTTGACATCTGTGATTGTTGTTTGTTTGTTTTCCATTTTTGTTTGATTTAATAAAT